CGAGGGCAGGAGATCGAAGTGGTCTTGATGACGCTCTTCAATTATATTGATAAATACATGCACAGGAGGATATTTTAAAATATGGCTACACCAGCACCCGAAAAATTAACCACATTGCAAGTTGAATCTTTCACTGATTTGATTCAAACAAGTCCTGTAGATTGGCAAGGTCAGATCAAAGATGTAAAAACACAATTTCCTGAAAATTTTGCAAGTACGATTGGATTAGATACAGATCGATTAGATGATGCTCAGTTTGACAATTATGTGTTTAAAAAAGAACAATATAAAAAATCAGCTAAAAAAGAGGTAACTGAAGCATCGGCAACTACAGGATTAACAATCTTGACTGCATCTACTCAGTTAAAAAGTTTTGCGGTTAGAACTGAAAATAGTTTAACTAACTTTTTATCTGCTGCAACTAAATTGGATGATGCTCTTTTTGATTTACCTGGTGAAATTAAAAGTACAGCAGCTTTAATTGCAGGTGGAGCACAAACATTTGTGGGTCAAATGAACAACGCACTATCAGGTGCAATAATTAGTGGTGTCAAAGGTGGACTAAGCACAATTGCTACAACTATATTCAGTTCTGTCCCCCAATATAATGTTGCACTTAGACTTGTAACAAGAGCACAAAATGCCTTAGTAGGTCCTATTTCAGGTATATTTAAAGGTATGAACTGTTTGGTATCAAAAGTGGTGAGTTCTCTACAGGGTGCACTTGAGGATATGTTAACTGCTTTTGTTAAAAACGCACTCAATGCTCCTGCTTGTGCAATACAACAATTCATTGGTTCTGTCTTAACTAAAGTCAATTCTCTAATTGATGGTATTGTCACACCTTTAACTGCTGGTATTGGTAAAGTTTTAGGACCTTTGTTTAAGGTTAAAGATATTTTAGGTGCTGGCATTAATTTAGCAAATAAGATTGGAGATTTCTTTAACTGTGGTTCTCCAGAAACTGGTGGTAATTCAGGATCTAATCAATATAAACTTGATGGTACACCAAAAAAACCAAAGAGTGCGGATGAGCAACAAGGTATTATGGATGGAGCAACAGCTGCTGCGAATAATGCATCTCAAAAAATAGAAGATTTTAGTAAAGGTTTATCATCTGGAGCAGAGAAGAAATTAACAAACTTTGAAAAAGAATATGGTCAGTGGACTATTTTTGGTTCAAAGGTAAGTGATGCAGCAGATCAAAATATAGGGACTGATTGTTACACTGGAAATGTATTTAAGTGTGGTGCACCGACTGGTGAAATATTTGGTGGAAATGGCACTGGTGGTGCAGGTAAAGTTCTTTTGGGTAATTTCTTTAATAGACTTGACCCAGATGACTTGTATGGTGAGATACAAAGAACAGCAAGTATCATAGGATTTGAAATTACAGATCCTGGTAGTGGATATACTGAAGCACCTCTTATTGATTTTAATGATAGTTGTGATCAGGGTTATGGTGCCTTTGGAAGAGTAATTATAGATAAAGATGTAAATTCACCAACTTATGGGCAAATAACAAACGTAATTATATTAAGTGAAGGTGAAAACTATCCTGTTGACTTGCCAGCAGAGGTGGGTAATGTATTCCTTAAAGAAATTATAGTTGAAGATGGTGGTGTAGGGTATGAAAACGCATTTATTGATGATGATTGTATGAATCTACAAGTAATTGATGGAAAAATTGTTGGTGTGGAGATTACATGTCAAAAACCATATCTAACAATACCAAATATAAACATAGTTAATGAAGGTATTGGTGCGATTCTTCGTCCTGTCATGTCATCCACCCCATCAAAATTAAATACAAATGAAGAAATTCTTCAATCTATCGATTGTGTGGGTGCTTATCCTAGACCAGGAGAACATTAAAGATGGCTAATGAACAAAATCATGAGATAAAATCATTCGGTCCTCAGTTTTTTATTGAAACTGGATCAGAAAGAATGGGATATTCTGGAAGAACTGTATATTTTATTGGTGCTACAACAAAAGATAAGGTAAGAAATAATATTTCCTTTCATGAAACTGGTCTTGCGAGATATTATACTGAAAATGTGTTACAGATAGAATCTGGTATTAAATGTAAAGATAATGAAGATGCATTTCGAACAGTAGTTCATCATGGAAATTATGATGTCAACGCTGATAAGGGTGAAATAAGATTATCAGCAAAGAATATAATTATTGAAGCTACCGATAATTTAAGTTTATTGGGATCAAAAACAATACAAATTGGTTATCCAGAGCAAGGTGCAACTAAAGAAGTTTTAACAAATGCAGATAAAGTTCACACAACCACAAGAGGAGGTAATATTGGAGATCTTCTCAGGACAAGTAGTTTATTCTCTTCTTTTGCTGGAAGTTTTGTTTCTGGTAGTAGTTTAGCATCTGCAGCATCAGGAATGTATGGCGGACCAGTAGCAGGTATGCTTGCTAAAAAGTTTTTCTAACGGGTATTTAAATGACTTTTCCATACAGTACAGGTAATGTTCATGATTCGGATTCAATATTCGAAGATGTTTTTGTCTATGGAAAATTTAATTATAAGTTTGATGATGATAATCTAACGTTCAAAAACGTACACATAAAAGAAAACTTATTCGTTGGTGGAATATCAACTTTTATTGGAACATCACTTTTTAAAGATGATGTCTTTATTGAAGGAAGATTAAATGTAGATTTTTTAACTGTAAGAAAAGATTTTGATGTTGGTATAGGAGGAACTGTATTTTCTGCAGACACCACCAGTACAAATGTCGGTATTGGGACAACCGCACCAATACAAAAGTTTCAAGTTGGCATTGATACTGGTACTTTTGTTGTTAATAATGTTGGAATAGTTGGTATTGGAACTACAAATCCTGGTGAAGGAAAATATAACGATACTACTTGGTCACAAAGAAATGATTCAACTCAAGGAGATTTGAAACTTGATGTTGATGGTAGTATTGCTGTTAGAAGAAATATATATGATTCCTCTGGTTCTCCTGGTGCAAACAACTATTGGTTAAGAAGGGATGAATTAGGAATTAAATGGGTGGCACTGACACCAGGTTTTGATGAAGGTATATTCATACAGGATGAGGGGGAGTTCCTTCCTACTGATGAAAATCACAATACTATTGGTGCTGCACAGTCATTCACCACGATGAACTTTGTTCAGAGAAATAGTTTGGGATTAGGAACTGATACTTTAAGACCGACTGCTGCTGATCCAACTTTTCCAGGCACTGGTTTGTCAACCATATTTACAAATGACTTATGGGGATTTTATGGAAGTGGACCCACTGCTTCGATCTATAGAATGACTAATGTTGGTATTAATATTTTTAATCCAAGCACTACACTAGATGTATATGGAACGATTCACGCAACAAGTGCTGTAGATTTTGATTTAACATTAAATGTTGATAGTGATGTAACATTTAATGCTACATTAGATGTTGATGGTGCGACTACTTTAAATAATATTCTTGATGTAGATGGTGCTACAACACTTAATAATACTTTAGATGTAGATGGTGGAACTACACTTAACAATACACTCGATGTAGATGGTGCGACTACTTTAAATAATATTCTTGATGTAGATGGTGCCACAACACTTAATAGCACACTCGATGTAGATGGTGGAACTACTTTAAATAACACACTCGATGTAGATGGAGTATCTACATTCAATGATGGAACAGATGCATCCAGCACTACAAACGCCTCAGTTCAAATTGATGGTGGTGTTGGTATTGTTAAGAAGTTAATCGTTGGTGGTGACACAAAAATTGAATCAACAACAGAAAGCACAGACAAAGATAGTGGTGCTCTTATAGTTGAAGGTGGGGTTGGTATTGAGAAGAAAGTTAATATCGGTGGTGACACAAAAATTGAATCAACAACAGAAAGCACAGACAAAGATACTGGTGCTCTTGTAGTTGAGGGTGGAGTTGGTATTGAAAAGAGAGTTAATATTGGTGGACAAACAAAGATAGAAGACATAACTAATTCATCTGATAAAGATACTGGTGCCCTTATAGTTGAAGGTGGAGTTGGTATTGAAAAGAATCTAAACGTAGGAAATAATACAAAGTTAATTGGAACTTTAGAATTAGAAAATTCAATTATTGATAAGTTGAATAGTGTTGGTTTTGATGTAAGTAAAAGTAAAAATGATTATAGATTATCTTCTATCGGAGCTGGTGTTTCTTGGAGACCATCAGGAGTAGATACTGATAATGCAATTTGGGTAACTGTTGATGGTGATGATAGTAACAGTGGTTTATTGGAAGGTGATGCAAAGAGAACTGTTGGTGCTGCTGCATCAATCGCAAAAGGAGGAGATACAATTATAATTCGATCAGGAACTTATGTTGAGAACAACCCAATCGGATTAAGAACGGATGTTTCTGTATCTGGAGAAGATTTAAGATTAGTTACTATTGTTCCACAAAATAGAACCAAAGATGTTTTTCATGTAAGAAGAGGATGTTTAATACAGAATCTTAATTTCTCTGGTCCGAGCAATGATGGAAAGGGTGGAGTTTCATATGAGCATCCTAATTGTGGTGCTGTTGCTTTCCCACCAACACAAACAGCAGTAAACGCAGGTATAGATTTTCAAGCGGTTACTGGTTTTACAGAGATAGGACCTGCAAATGAAGGAATTAGTGGAAGATGGAGATCACCATATATTCGTAACTGTACTAACTTTATGACTAAGAGTATTGGTATGAAAATTAATGGTGATTATGCAAATGCGAATTTCACAGGATCGACAGACCTTGGACAGGATTTAAAATCTATGGTGTGTGATTCTTTCACTCAATATAATGAAAATGGAATCGGAGTATCCTTATCAAATAATGCTTATGCTCAGTTAGTTTCGATATTCACAATCGCCAGTGATATTGGAATATCATGTGTGACAGGTGGTCAGTGTGATTTAACAAACTCAAACTCATCATTTGGTAATGTTGGACTAAAGGCAGATGGTGTTGGAGCAACAGAGTTTACAGGAACTATATTTTCAAATGTTACTGCTGAAAATGATAGTTTTCCGATTCTTGATTGTAAAGATTCTTTCGGTAGATTTAGAAAACCTTTTGATGGTCAAGGTTTATTCTTCAAGATAAATTTAGCAGATTATCCAGATACAACTGCTACAGGAGTTTTGAACGAACCACTGCAATTAATAAGATCAATTAAAATTGTTGATGGTGGATTACCAGGCGATTATAATCCTGCTGCACCACCGATCATTACACTTCCAAATCCTTTAGGACCAGAGGCAATCAGACCAGAATTTTCCGCAAACGTGAGTGCTGCTGGAACAATTACATCTGTTGATGTCATTTCGAGTGGTAGAAACTTTTTACCAAATCAATCGTTTACGGTGAATGTAAGTGGAACTGGAAATGCTCAATTACAAGCTGACACCGATCCAATATTATTCACCGTAGAGGTTGCCACAGAACCAACATCTGTTGGACTAACAACTATAACTTTTAATGAGTTTGTGCCATATAAAGTTAACGCTGGAGTTGACATTGAACTTTTAAGAATTAGTCGAATCATCACAAGTTCTCATTCCTTTGAATATATTGGTGCTGGTACGGATATAAATAAAGCGAACCCCTTCCAAGGTGGAGTTCCTATACCAGAGAATGAAGTTATTGCGATAAACGGAGGACAAGTTCCATTTACTAGCACCGATCAAAAAGGTAACTTTAAAATTGGTCAAGGTTTAATTGTTGATCAAACTACTTCTACTGTTCGAGGAAGAGATTTTAACCGAGCAATTCAAGCACAAATAACACCATTAATATTAGCATTGAGATAATATGGCAATAGCACCAGTCAATAAGTTTATATCACTTGCAGTTCCTGTTGCACCAGGATTGCAAAAATTGTATGAGGTTCCTACTGGTGCTTCAGCACTGATTTTGTATGCTCAAGTTGCGAACGTAGGAATTAATACATACCCAACAACCACTTTTATTCAAAGAAGAGAATCAAGAAGCACAGGATTAACAAGAGATATACGAGTCATAAAAGACGTTGAGATACCACCAAATGATGCTGTTGTAATTGTTGATGGTAGATTAGTATTAGAAAAAACACCAACAACTTTAGATCGTATATTTTTATCTGGAGTGCAGAGTGGTGTTAGTACAATAACTGACGTTGTTTATTGTGAGCCTTTAGGAATCGCAACTGTAACAACGATTGATAATCATGGATTCTTAAAGGGTGATCAGATCACATTAGGTGGTATTGCATTTACGTGTTCGAATAATAATTCAGGTATTACAACTACAATATTCCCAGATCCTCAAGCATCATATACAATCATTGACGTTAATAATGTAAAATCTTTTGTAACAGAGGTTGGAACTTCAAATGGAATCAATCATTTCTTTAATCCAGCAATTCATACATTTGTCAGAGCAGGAGTAAATTCAATCACAAGAACATCCACAGGAGCAAAGTACACTGCTACTGGTGGAACTTATGATGCTAAAACTGGAGTATTGGGTTTGACGATTGCAAATCACAATATTATGAGTAGTGCTACTACCAAGAATGTGAACAGTGCCATCTATGATGGCAATTCTGGAATCATGACAGTGACTTCTAATGGACATGGATTAACAACTAATTCAATAGTTAAGTTTGGTGATAATAAATTAAGATTTAAGTGTGCGATGGATGGTAACACAGCAATCAAAACTTATCCAAGAACAACCGATCCTGTAAGTGGTGTTTTTAAACCTATTACAGATGTGACAACTAATACCTTTAAGGTGAACGTTGGTGAAAGTCGAATCGTAACCTTTACGCCTACTGATGTTGTTTTTAATACGACTGTAGGAATCATGACATGTACGATTGGTGCTAATACTTTAAGAACAGGAACAAGTGTTAAATTAGCAACTGGTAGTCTTACATTTGTGACTAGTAGTGGAACTATCACATATCCACAATCAGGAAATACTGGAGCATATGATACTGCAATTGGTATTACATCAAATACAACTACAACAATTACTTTAGATGTCGGAACAGCTGGAGCAAGTGGGATATACACGTTTACATCTGCTGCAAGTGGTGCTGTAATTAGTGGTGGTAACTACACACATACTTGGGTTGGTGATGATGGTGTTGGAGGAATCGCAGCAAATGCTATGACAACTGGAACTGAGAGAATAGGAATCGCAACAAATTCAGTCATATTTACATGCAGTCAAGATGGAAATAACTCTGAGCATGGATATCCAAGAATTGGAGATCCAGCACATAATGTAAATTTATACATTATAGAATCTACCACGAACACAATTAATGTGAATGTTGGAATCTCAACTCAGGGTGGATTAGTTGCTCCATTACAGATGGAATTTCTGGCGAGTATCCTAGAGAATAGTAATGCCTAAGTATGTAAGCGGGAGAGTAAAAAGAACTCCTCAAAGTCGTTTAACAGATGATAGATATCAATATCTTGGGTTAGATCAAGCAGAACCTAATATTGGTGATCCACCCACTGCTTCAGGAACTCCTGATATTCCAGTTGGACAACAATATCAATTAGTATCTGTTTTATCAAATCCTGGTGAAAGATATTGGATTCCAATCGGTGGGGGACTTATACCTGGTTCAATGTCGGTTTTTGAAGAGGGAACATTAGTAGGATCACTCAGTAGTATCACACAATTTAATTTTGTAGGAATTGGTATAACTGTTGATGCAGTTCCTTTAGGTATTGCTGCAACCATAACTGTAATACCACCAGGAGACAATGGAAGTGTTTTATTTAAAGATGTTATTTTTGATCCAAATGCTAATGCTGGTGTTGGAACATATAGAGGTGACTTTTCAACATCATCAGATTTAATATTTAATGGCACTGTTGGTATATTAACTGTAGGTAAAGGATTAGAAGTTGGTAATACTGGATTGAAAGTTGGAGTCGGAGGAACATTTGTAAGTGTTGCTTCTACCACAGGATTAGTTGGTATTGCAACTACAAACCCAACCAGAGAATTAGACGTAAATGGTAATATTCGATTAAGAAAAACAATATATGATTTTAAAAATACACCTGGTAATCAAGGTAATCTTTTAATTAAAGGAACCGAAGGTATTGAATGGATTGATGTTGACTCCGTTAAAACAGGTGCTGGTGGAACAGTGTATGATGTTCAGTATCATAATAGTGCTGGATTAGTAGATGGTGCACCAAACTTTGTTTATCGTTCTGATACTTCCCGTGTTGGTATCGGAAGCACTCAACCAGGAAAATTATTAGATGTAGTTGGTTCTGCTCGATTTAGTCAATTAGAAGTAAGTCCAGGAGTTTCAACATTTACAGGTGAGGTTGATGCGAATGGTGGAATTGTTGCCAATAGTATTCGAGTTGAAGATTTGACACAAAGTCGTGTCGTCTTCATAGGAGTGAATGGTGAGTTAGTTGATGATGCTAATTTTACATACGCCTCCACAACAGATACCTTATCTCTTACTAACTTATCATCATCAGCACAATCAAGTTTAAATCATCTACAAGTAACAGGCATTTCAACTTTTGGTAACGTTAAAGTAGACACAAATACAATTACAACAAACGCAGGTGCTCTCATATTAAATGCTTCAAGTTCAATCGTACAATCAAATGCAAGTGTTTATATTAGTGCAACAGCACAGTCAACTTCAAAAGATACTGGAGCTCTTGCTGTTGATGGTGGTGCAGGTATTGAAAAGAATTTAAATGTTGGTGAAAAATTAAGTGTTGCTGGTATCACAACTTTAGCATCTTCTGGTGGAATTACGACAACAGGTGGTGATTTATATGTTGGTCGTGATTTATATGTTAAAAGAAACTTTACTGTAGGTCAGGGAAATTTCCAAGATTTATTAGTAACTGGTATATCCACATTCAAAGGCGATACAAATCATGAAACTACTTTAATTGGAAATCGTTTGACATTATCTGGTGTATCTACATTTTCTAACACAGTTAATATTGATGACAACAAACGAATTAATTTAGGAATAGGCAAGTCAATATTTTCTGATGGTTCTGATTTAAATATACATGTAGCAGGTACTAATGATCTTGAAATTAAAGCTAATGTTGATGGTGGCACCTCAGGTAAGATAAATTTAATAAATGTTGGTAGTGGAGTCACTATTAATGGACAGGGAACAGTAGATGTATATCATAATAATTCTAGAAAATTACAGGTTCTTTCAACTGGAATCGATGTTACGGGAGCCACAGAGACAGATACTCTAAATGTATCAAGCACTTCAAATTTAAATGGAGATGTAAATCTAGGAAGTTCAATTGCGGATGATGTAGTATTTAATGCAAAAGTAAATTCAGACATTCTTCCAAATACTACTGGCACATCTAATCTAGGAAGTTCTTTATTAAGATGGGATATAGTTTATGCTAATAAAATCAATGTAACAAGTTCACTTGATGTTCAAACTTTATTTGTAACTGGAATCGCAACATTTAAAGATGATGTTGAATTTTGGAATAATGCTGACACTGGTAAGGCTGTGTATTGGGATAACTCTGAAGATACATTTAGATTTAATGATAACATAATATTGAAATTTGGTACTCAGGCTGATGATTTTATGACAATCGCACATGAACCAAACAACAACGTTATTAGATCATATTCAGGGGTAGGACAGTCAAACAGACATCTTTATTTGCAGAGTGATAATGATGTTTTAATTACAAACACATCTGGAACCATTCAAAGTGCGGTATTTGACACTGATGATGCAGTAAAATTAAACTTCAATGGATCCCCAAAATTTACAACCACTAGTGATGGAGTGAAGATTACGGGTGGACTACAAGATAAAGATAGTCAGTTAGGAACTTATGGTCAGTTATTATCATCAACTGGCACTGAATTGGATTGGGTTAGTCCTGCAGGTTTAAGTGTTCAGAATGCAGAGAATGCAGATAAGATAAAAATAACCGATGATACAACTGGTTCTGGGACACATTATATTCATTTTGGTAGTGAGACAAGTGGATTTGATGATGTAGAAGTTGACAGCACAGATTTAGTTTATAAAGATAGAAAATTTGGTATAGGAACTAATAATCCATCTGGAATGCTTGAAGTTCAAAAGAATGGTGTACCAGCAATCATATCAAATTATAATAATTCAAAACACGTTCAGATAGATGTTGGTAATGATGGGGGAGGATTCCAAGTAACTACTGGAAATCATTTTGCAATAAACCATCAACCATATGCAGATAGAGGAACAAATAATAATTTAGCAGAAAAATTTCGTATAGGACCTTCGGGTCAGTTTGGATTAAGTGGAGCAAACTACGGAACAGTAGGTCAAGTATTATCAAGTGCAGGACCAAGTGCACCTCCAATATGGGTAGATAATGGAGTTGGTAGTTTAACAGATATTTTGGTTGATTACACTGGTCGAAATGCACCCTGTAGCATGCCAATTACAATTTCAACACCTTCATCTGGAGTTAAACAAATTAATATTCCTCAAAGTAGTAATGCTTTTGGTGCGAAATATGTTCAAACTACAGAACCCACAGGAACTGATATATGTGATGGTGATATATGGTATGATACAGATGGTGAAGTAGTGGGAGCATTAATGCCATCTGGATCCATTATCATGTATAATGGGGATGTTGCTCCTTCTGGGTGGGCACTTTGTGATGGATCAAACGGAACACCAGATCTAAGAGATAGATTTGTAGTTGGTACAGGTAATCTCTATAATCGAGGAGATATTGGTGGTTCTAAAAATGCTGTATTACCTGCACATTCCCATTTAGCTCCTACTTATAATGGACTTGGTGGATCTTATGAACCAGGATATCAAAATCCTACGACTGGTTATGATTATGGTCCTCCAGCACCTCCTACTGAAAAAACAGCAATTGATGCTAATGGTACTACAACCACTGGTGCTTCTGCAACACAAACAGGAACCAATGCAAATTTACCACCATACTATGCAATAACTTTCATTATTAAACTATAAATATAAAAAAGAAATAATTATGAGTATTAAAGTTAGAGTAAACGGAGAATGGATACCCATAGGCGTTGGAGTCAAGGGTGATAAAGGAGAAAAAGGAGATCAAGGTACTCAAGGTACTCAAGGTAATAAAGGTGATCAAGGAGATCAAGGTACTCAAGGTGTTCAAGGTAATAAAGGTGATCAAGGTGTTCAAGGTGTTCAAGGTAATAAAGGTAATCAAGGAGCTCAAGGTAATGATGGAGATTCAATTAAAGGTCAAAAAGGTGAACCAAGCACTGTAAAAGGAAATCAGGGTGATAAGGGAAATGAAGGATCTCAAGGTGGACAAGGTGTTCAAGGTGATAAAGGAAATCAAGGTGATAAAGGTGATGCAGGATCAATAACTGGTATTGTTGCTGGAACTAGAATGTTATTCAATCAAACATCAGCACCAACTGGATGGACAAAGGATACAGGTCTGAATAACCGAGCGTTAAGAGTAGTATCTGGAAGTGTTGGTAATGGTGGTGCTACGAGTTTTTCTGATGCTTTTAATGCAAATAGAGCTACAAGTGGAGGTGTAGTTCAAGGTCACATACTATCAGAAGCACAAATACCTAGTCACTTTCACTACATTGCTCATAACCAGTATGCAGGTATGAGTAGATCTGCTTCTAACCTTTCTAGTACTACTACTGCTGCTTATGGTACTCGTACAGGTGGTGGTTGGGAAGCTTACAACCTGAGAGCTCGTGGGGAACAAGCAAACGTTGGTCGTTCATCTTATACAGGATCAACCCAGGCTCACAGTCACGGGTTTACAAGTTCTAACTTTAACTTGAATGTTGCTTACTCAGATGTTATAATAGCTCAAAAGAATTAATTATGAAACTTGAACAAGGAAAATTTTGCCCACTTATAGGTGAGGATTGTCTTGGATTAAAATGCTCTTGGTTTACTCAAATTAGAGGAAATCATCCTCAGACAGGTGAACCAGTTGATGAATGGGGATGTGCAGTAACTTGGATGCCAGTGTTATTGATAGAAAATTCACAAAAACAAAGAGAAACTGGTGCTGCTGTGGAATCATTTAGAAATGAAACTATAAGTAGAATATCACAAACAATTAGTATGAAAACAATTAATGAACCGATAAATGAATTGGAAGGAGACCATGACCTTTAATTATGTTTAATCAAAATAATTAATCAATTATTTGCCTAACTAAATAGACATAGAAATATTTTGGCCGAAATAAGAAGATGCCTCTTAATAGATTAGAGAATTTTATAAAAAATATAGAGGGAAGAATACT